CCAGAAGACCCGTGGTACTGGAGCCGCTACTAAAGGCACTGGTCACTCGAAGAAGATGGGCTAATGAATTACACGGAACTATCGCAGACGATTAAGGCATATTGTGAGAATGAGTTCCCACAAACAGTCAGTAGCTTTACGTCTACCCAACAGATCAATACATTCATTGATCAGGCGGAGCAGCGGATATATAACAGCGTTCAGTTCCCTTCAATACGAAAGAATGTCACTGGGGTATTAACCGCTAATAATCAATATCTGTCAGCGCCCGGAGATTTTCTGGCGGTTTACTCAATGGCTGTTATAGACACAGTCACTGATGCGTATGATTTCTTGCTTAACAAGGATGTTAACTTCATACGGGCTGCTTACCCTATCAAGACAGATACGGGAAAGCCGCAATACTATGCCCTGTTTGGACCAACAACCACTAACGATGCGCCACCTATCATAACGAATGAACTGTCATTCATTCTTGGACCAACCCCTGATTTAGCCTATGACGTAGAGCTTCATTACTATTACTACCCTGAATCAATTGTTACAGCAAATACAACATGGCTTGGGGATAACTTTTATAGTGTCCTGCTTTATGGCGCGATGCTAGAAGCAGCAGCGTTCATGAAGTCAGACAAAGACGTTATGGAAAATTACGTTTCCAGATATAATGAAGCATTGGCACTAGCTAAACGTCTGGGTGATGGCATGGAAAGACAGGATGCTTACAGATCTGGGCAAGTACGGATACCGGTTAAATAATGCCATTTACTGGAAACTTTACCTGTGACGTATTCAAATCAGGAGTTCTTGATGGGAACTTTGATTTTGGTGTTGGCACAACAAACGTATTCAAGATAGCGCTGTATACTAATGCATCAACTCTTGATCAGGATACCGCTGCCTATACAACCGTTGGCGAGGTTGTAGCGACTGGGTATACTGCCGGTGGTAATGTCCTGTCTCCAACCTTGAGCATACTGGACGGGACCGCATTTATCACCTTCACCAATACCTCGTGGACAAGTGCATTGACCGCTCGCGGAGCGCTTATTTATAAGGTTGGTGGTGCAGCGGTTTGTGTTTTAGACTTTGGTTCGGACAAGATCTCAACTACAACATTCCAAGTAGAATTTCCAGCCGCTTCCAATACTTCAGCAATTATTAGACTTTCATAAAGGAGTTTCAAATGATTTCAAATAAAGCAGTTTCTGTAGATAAAGTAGGCGCAAGCGTTCTGCTAAGTGGGACGACAGTTTCCGCCGCTGGTGGCGCTGGCGTATTTACAATTCAGTGTATCGACAAAGACGGCAAACTGAAATGGGAAGAAAAGAACCCAAATCTGGTTGTTAACGTAGGTCTTCAAGACATGAATGACAAGTACTTCTCTGGAGCTACCTATACCGCAGCTTGGTATCTAGGTCTGATTACTGGTCCCGGTCCTGCAACCATTGTTGCAGCAGATACCTTGGCTTCACATGCTGGATGGACTGAGTACACAGACTACACTGGCAACCGTAAGGCTGTAACTTTTGGCTCTGCAACTGTTGCCGATCCTTCAGTTATTGATAACTCAGGATCGCCTAGTGCATTTGCTATTACAGCTCCCGGCGGCACTGTTGCTGGTGCTTTCTTAACTTCAGTAGATACAGGTACATCAGGAATTCTGTTCTCAGCTTCTGACTTCCAGTCCCCCGGTGATCGTGCTGTAGTTGCTGGTGATACTTTGAATGTTACTTACACATTCAGCCTTGACGCTGCATAAGGAGATATAAAAATGGCAACAAAATTCACTAAGGGTCAGAACGTAAAAGTTCAAGCGGCTGTTCCTCAAGGTCCAGTACAAGCTCTCCGTATGACTGAAGATGGAGACTTCTTCTACCATATTGAGTGGACTGATGCTGACGGCGTTTCACAAAACCGCTGGTTTCCAGAAGCTGCTTTGACAGAAGCGTAATGTGTTTGGAATCTCATCATTTGCGGCTGCGCCATTTGCGTCACTAGCAGGAGCCTTTCTCAACGCTGAAATTAGTGAGTCTGCTTCTGCTTCTGATACTGTATCAAGTGCTGCAACTGCAAATCGTGAGATTCAAGAAATAACAACCTGTGCTGACGCGGTATCTGCACATGTTGATCTAATATCTTCCATACAAGAATCAGTTACTGCTGACGCTCAGTCAGTTGGTTATCTAAGCACAAGCCGTTCTATTGATGAAGCTGCTACTGCGTCAGACTCTATTGCAGCAAGTCCTGCCGTCTCTGTATTCATAATTGAGTCGGTTACCGCAACAGATGCAGCAACGGCATCCACTGACCTTAGTTCTGCGATAGATGAGGCTGCTACAGCCTCTGATCAAGTATCAGCCCTCCGTGAGCTACTTGGATCAATACAAGAATCCTCTACCGCATCTGACCAAGTGTCATCCGTTGTTGGGTTTGCTTCGGATATTGCAGAAACCGCTACTGGCACAGACCAAGTCTCTGCCATTGCTACATTCTTAAATAATATTAATGAGGCAGTTACTGCGACCGATACAGTCGAGGCTCTCGCTATATTCGAGACTGCAGTTGATGAGAGCGTTACGGCAGCAGATCAAGTAAGTTCAAGTGAGGACTTTGCGTCAGCCATTGCAGAGAGTGCTACAGGCGCGGATCAAGTAGACGCAACTCGCAGTTTACCCGGAAGCATTGCAGAGTCCACAACGGCAAGCGACCAAGTCTCTGCCCTTGCTGTGTTCCAAAATAACATTAGCGAAGCGGCTACGGCAGCAGATACAGTTGAAGCTCTTGCTACGTTTGAGACTGCGGTTGACGAGGGGGCTACGGCATCAGACCAAGTGTTTGCTAGCGAAGACTTTGCCTCAACAATACAGGAAGCTGTAACGGCATCGGAACAAGTATTCTCTACGCTGGACTTTACTTCGGCTGTTGCTGAATCTGCCGCAGCTTCTGATGCGGTAGTTTCTAACCTAGACGCCTTTGCTAATGTAGATGAGTCTGCCACAGCAGCAGATCAAGTCTTCACACAAGCGGTATTTGAGAACAACATAGCAGAACAAGTATTGGCATCTGATGCAGTATCTGCCACGGCAAACTTTGCTGTAACGATTGAGGAGTCCGTCACCGCAGCAGATCAGGTAAGCGCAAGCGAAGACTTTGCTTCAGCCATTGCTGAGAGCGCTACTGCTTTGGATCAAGTAGATTCAAATGTAAGCCTGAATGGGGTAATAGATGAGGCTGCTATAGGGGCTGATACAGTTGCGGCTAATGCGGATCTAGTTGTCTTTATAGAGGAATCAATAGCTGCTACGGATCAAGCTACCGCACAAGCAGACTTTGTAGGTGCCATTGATGAGTTGGTTACTGCAACTGACACTGTTGCTGCTACAGCAGACTTTATAGTAGATATAGCCGAGTCAGTAACGGCTGCAGATCAGGTGAGTGCGGATGAGATATTTGCTTGTGATATAGCAGAGAGCGCCACAGCAGAAGATCAGGTCTTCTCAGCAGTGAGTTTAAACGGAGCAATAGATGAGTCGGCTACTGGGCTAGATGAGGTCTTTGCTCAAGCGGACATGAACTCGGCGGTTATAGAGGCTGTCTCTGCTTCTGATGCTACGGCAGCTCAAGCCACATTTGAAGTTGATATAGCAGAGCAGGTAGCGGCATCTGAGCAAGTAATTTCTGGGGTAGACTTCAGTTCAGAAATTCAGGAAAACGCTACAGCAGAAGATCAAGTCGCTGCAATTATTGAGATTAATAGCGCTGTGGATGAGAATGCTACAGCTCTAGATGAGGCATCTGCCCTAGCCTACCTTAACGGATTTATTAGTGAAGGCACTACTGCTTCTGATGCCATTGAAAGCATGGCGGAGTTTCATTCGAGCATACAGGAGCTAATTAGCGCCACCTCATCCACAGCCGCTGCCGCTGCTTTTGCAGCTTTAATTGCAGAATCTGCCGCGGCTTCAGATTCTCTTGCTAGTAGGCTGCTCTGGGAAGTAATTGATACCTCAGAATCTACTACTTGGGATACAATAAATAATTCAGAAAGTACTGCTTGGGGTACAATAAATACTTCAGATACAGGCGGTTGGCAAGTGATAAAAACTCAACCATAATAGGGACATATGGCACTCATCTTAGCTGACAGAGTAAAAGAGACTTCCACTACCGCAGGTAATGGCACATTCACGCTTGCTGGGGCTGCAACTGGATTTCAATCCTTTGCCATAGTAGGCGATGGAAACACCACTTATTACTGTATCGCAGGACAAGGGACTAATGAGTGGGAAGTAGGCATTGGAACCTATACGTCTTCCGGTACTACACTAGCCCGTACTACAGTCCTATCTAACAGTTCAGCAACAGAGCCAACAGCTCTGGTATTTGCCGCTGGGACCAAGGATGTATTTGTTACCTACCCTTCAGAGAAGTCAGTCAATCTGGACGCATCAGGCAATGCAACTGCATTGGGTACTCCAGTAGCGTTTACAGGTACTAATATAACTGGCACTGCAGCAGGTCTTACAGCAGGAGCTGCAACAGTATTAGCCACAGCAAGGAACATAGCAGGTGTGTCTTTTGATGGCTCTGCTGCTATATCAATACCATTAGAGAATCTATCCGATGTATCAATTGGCACCGCAGTGGTTAACCAGTTGCTTGGATATAACGGCACGGCTTGGACCAATGTTGCGCCAAACCCAGCCTCAGCGGGAACGGGTGTTGTATTTTATAACGCCACTCCAGTTATAACTGCGGCAGGGGCTAACAACGATGTAGCTCTTCTTACCTTTGCGTCCATCCCAGTAACAACAGCAGAGCAGGTCATTACAGGAACAGCAGTTAGCAATACTGTGCTTTTCTCTGCTTTTATCACTGTTGCTCTGAATAGGCTTATATTTGATGCTGGGATATATGACTTCACAATATGGGCTGGTGTAGACAGCGTTGCTATGAACTCTGTTACAACCATTACTAGACAGATATATACAGCCACTCCCTTTGTCGTTGGCACTGTAACTACTACAGGCACAGGATCAAGTCGCACAGCTACAGCATCATCAGGAACGCCCTTTGCTACTTCGGTGATAGATGCTTCTGCTACAAATACAACTGCATCATACTTACAGACCCCTCAAGGTCTATACCAGATAACAGCTAGAACTTCTGACACGGTAGTAACTATTACTACACCTAGTGGGTATACAAATGAGTCAGCAGTTGCTGGCACTGCATGGAAGAAATTGTTTGGGATTACTACCCCAGAAATAACATCTATATCCCCTAACTACACCGTGTTTGATGTGGTTACAACTCAGCCATCAACAGTAGTAACTGCTGCAACAAAGATGGGTATTCTTGGCTTTGTTACTTCAGATCACACTAGGACTATATCGCTTACCTACAATGGCGAAGATAGAAATACCCACGTTAATACGCCTCTGGTTAATCTACACAATGATCTGGCTGGGTTACAAGGCGGAACTAATACAGAGTATTTCCACTCTACCTCTGCTGAATATACCGGCACAGGCACTGGAGTCTTTGTAAGAGAAACGTCTCCTGTTCTAGTAACCCCAGATCTAGGCACTCCAAGTGCGTTAGTAGGCACTAACATTAGCGGAACTGCGGCAGGACTAACTGCCGGAACCGTGACAACCAACGCTAACCTAACAGGCGAAGCTACCTCTGTAGGCAATGCAGCCACACTAACCAACTCAGCGGTTATAGGTAAGGTCTTAACTGGATACACATCAGGGGCAGGGACAGTAGCGGCTACAGATACCATTCTTCAGGCAATACAGAAGTTAAATGGCAATGCTGCGGGGGCTACAGGTACAGTAACTTCAGTATCAGTAGTATCAAACAACGGCTTTGCTGGCACTGTAGCTACGGCTACATCTACTCCAGCTATAACCCTAACAACAACAGTAACTGGCATGTTGAAGGGCAGTAATGTGTCTGGGATTGTAAGTGCTGGAACAAGTGGCACTGATTACTCACTAGGGACTTCAGCATTAGCTACTGGCATACTAAAGAGTACAACAGCAACTGGCGCATTAACTATAGCGGTAGCAGCAGACTTCCCTACACTTAATCAGGATACAACTGGAACAGCCTCCAAGACCAACGCTCTTAATTCAGCCACTACAGTAGTTAATGTATCTTCTGCAACCGCCCCTACTGTTGGTCAATATTTAATAGCAACAAGTGGAACGGCAGCAACTTGGCAAACTCCTGCCGCTCCCAGTGCTTTCGCAGCAGGCACTGCAATGGTGTTTAAGCAAACAGCGGCTCCTACTGGCTGGACCAAGGTTCTAACTAATGATAATTCAGCGTTAAGGGTTGTCACTGGAACTGCAAGTACTGGTGGCTCTGTAGCGTTTACTACAGCATTTGCAAGTCAAGCTGTTGCAGGAACGAACGCGGCTTCTGGCGCTACTACGCTGACCACAGCCCAAATAGCAGCGCATACTCATGACTATGTTGGGCATAATCCAAATGCGTCGCAGCCCAATGCCGGTTCAAACCAAGGCGGCAGTAATGTTACAAAAACATCTGTAAGTACTGGTGGTGGTGGGTCTCATACTCACTCTGCAGGAGCATTTACAGGCACAGCAATTAATTTAGCAGTGACATATATTGACGTAATTGTTGCAACAAAAGATTAGCTAATATAACTGGAGCAAATAAATGAAATTAACAATTATACCTTCCGATGGGGCTGTATATGAAGATGGGCTGGCTTACTCAAATCTAGTCTGGGAAGGAACCCCACCTAATGTACATGCTTTACAGTGGCAGGATGTTGTTGGGTGGATTGAGTACATTGACCAACCTAACGAAAATATAACAGTTTTGCCTGAGTGGGCAGATAACGCAATGGCTGCTTGGACTGTGGCAAATACCCCGGTTCCCCCTCCTCCTCCAGTCCCTCCTACAGCGGAACAGAATAAAAACACTGCATCTCAACTGCTTGCCAATACCGACTGGACTACCATACCTGACATAGCCAACCCTGTTGTAAATGACCCGTACCTAGCTAATCAGGATGAATTTTTAGCATACCGTAACGAGATTAGAAAGATAGCAGTTTACCCAACTGCTGGCGATTTGGTTTGGGCTACCCCACCAACAGAAATCTGGAAATAAAGGATAAATAATGTCTAGTACATACACGCCAAGTCTAAAAATTGAGCTAATGGCTACCGGCGATCAGGTAAATGATTGGGGAACCACAACCAATAGCAATCTTGAGAATGGCTTGGAACAGGCTATTGTTGGTCGCGGTGTAGTTGAGTACACCAGCGATGCAAATAAGACAATTACTCTTACTGAGTCAAACTCTAGTCAGGACGCAAGAAACTTGTTCTTGTACGTTGACACTGATATGTCTACAACTCTTACTGCGACTAGGGACTTAATAGTCCCGACAATAGAGAAGACCTATATTGTTCACAATGATACAGCCGGGAGTCAGAGCATTAGGGTAAAGACATCAGGCGGCACAGGAATAACAATTCCTAATGGGAAAAAAGTTCTTCTATATGTAAATGGAGTTGATGTAATAGAGCAGCTTAATTACCTCACATCCGCAGAGATTGGGACGCTAACCTTTACCAGTCCAGTGCCAATTGCATCTGGTGGAACCAATGCAACGAGTGCCAGCGCAGCTAGAACGAGTCTTGGTCTAGCTATAGGAACTAATGTTCAGGCATACAATGCTGGTCTTCAAGATATATCTGGATTAGCCAAAACAGACGGCAATTTCATAGTTGGAGATGGGTCTAACTGGGTAGCTGAATCAGGGGCTACAGTCAGAACGTCATTAGGTTTGGGTAGTATGGCTGTTCAGAACTCAAATTCGGTGTCTATTTCTGCTGGCACAGCAACCTTAACCTCAATGTCCACCGTAGCCGCCACAATAACTGGAGGGACTATTACAGGGATCACTGATTTGGCTGTAGCTGATGGAGGAACGGGGTCATCATCTCTTACTTTAAACAGCGTGTTGATAGGTAACGGAACTTCCCCATTGCTGGCTGTAGCCCCAAGCACGGCAGGTAATGTATTAACCTCTAATGGTACTACTTGGACTTCAGCGGCTAACCCACCTGACTTTGCTTCTGGTACGCGCATGAGCTTCCAGCAAACAGCCGCTCCTACTGGGTGGACTAAGGACACAACTGCGGCTATCAACGATTCTATTCTTAGGTTTGTTACTGGATCAGTTACTCCAAGTGGTGGTTCTGTAGCTTTTAGTACATGGAACGCACAGACAGCTACCGGGGCGACTACTTTATCAACAGCTCAAATGCCAGCGCATACTCATGACTATGTTGGGCAAAATCCAAATGCGACGCAGCCCAATGCCGGTGTAAACCAAGGCGGCACTGATGTTACAAAAACATCTGTAAGTACTGGTGGAGGGGGTTCACATGACCACGCCCTCACTCATGACGTAAAGTATTATGACTTCATTATTGCAGCTAAAGACTAATGGCTAAAGACGCTAAAATACTATGCCCTTTGATGGGGTCGGAGTGCATCGAGGATGGCGCTATTAAAGACGGAGAGCTGGTTAAGTGTAGGTTTTGGGTGCATGTACAAGGTACAAATCCTCAGACTGGCGAGACAGTATCTAATGGAGACTGTGCCTTTTGCTGGACCCCGATGTTGTTAATTGAGAATAGCCAACAACAAAGGCAGACTGGTGCGGCTGTGGAGTCATTCAGGAATGAGATGGTTAAAGCTAATGAATCTAGCCAACAGCTTCTACTAAGAGCAAATAATGTGGTTGCAATAGGTCGGGACTAAATATGACAATAAAAAGCAAAGCTAAGAAAGTAACCGCTAAAGTTGATGAGATTATTGCAAAGGCTGACCCTGTTGCAGACAACTTTCTAAACCTAATTAAGAACTCCAAGAGAAGCATGTTAGTGATACTGATTATCGGCTTTCTGGTGTGGCTAATAACCTAAGCTGGTTTGTTACGCGGTGGAGACCATCCGCTGCGTGGCTGTACCTTCTGATATGCATACTGGACTTTGCTGTCTTCCCAGTATTATGGATGACGCTTCATCCTGAGCAATGGACTCCTCTGACCCTGCAAGGGGCGGGGGTATTTCATCTTAGTTTCGGAGCAATAATCGGTATTTCAGCGCATAGCAGAGGGCAGGAGAAGATTGCTCTAATCAATAGGGAATAATAAGATGTTTCTGCTGGCGCTTCCCTTAGCTACCAAAATCACCATCGCTACAATCGTCGCTGTGACGATATTTGGTAGCGGTCTATACTTGGGTAACAAAATAGGCGTAAGTTCGTGCCAGCAGGCTGTAATTGACGCTCAGGTACACACCATCGCAGCTATCAAGGAACAGGTCGTTATTTCAGACCAAGTGACCACAAAGTATGTAAATACGGTAGCAAAGATACAAACCAAGTCACGCGAGGTACTGACAAATGCCAAGATTCCTACTACTTCTCTGTCTGGTGATTTCAGGCTGTTCCACGATGCCGCAGCAGACCCCTTTTCCAAAGCCACCGGAACTGCTGATGCAGCCTCCGTTGAAGCTCAAGACCTTGCCGATACCCTCTCAGCCAATTACAGTTCGTGCAACCAGAACTCAGCAACGCTAGAGGCGTTGCAAGACTGGGTTAGAAAGCAGGCATTAGTAGAATGAACCTCTCCAAGAACTTCACCCTAGAAGAGCTTGTCAAGAGCGAGACTGCCCTTCGTTTAAACATTCCTAACATCCCAACCAAGGCAGAAATAGAGAATCTACGGGTTCTATGCGAGAAGATATTACAGCCGATTAGAGATAAGTTTGGCAGAGTTAGAGTTAATAGCGGCTACAGATGTCCGGCTGTTAACAAGGCTACAGGCGGCTCTGCGACCTCTGACCATATGACTGGGTGTGCTGCAGATTTAGAGATACCGGGAATGGCTAATTATGATCTTGCCTCTTATATCTCTCAAAACTTTAGGTTCACACAGGTCATCTTGGAGTTCTACACAAGAGGTATCCCTGATAGCGGCTGGGTTCATGTATCATACAATCCAGAACGCTTGATAAACCAAGCATTAACTGCGGTCAGGAAGGATATTAAGACCGTATACCTACCGGGATTATACGCATAATGGCATTCCAGAGACTGCAGTTCAGACCGGGAGTTGTCCGAGATCAGACCAATTACACCGGTGAAGGCGGCTGGTGGGATGGTGATAAGGTACGCTTCTACTCAGGCTATCCACAGAAGCTAGGAGGGTGGAAAAAATACACCATTAATACCCTGATAGGAACCTGTCGTCAGATGTGGGGCTGGATTACCACATTCTCTGACAACTTCCTTGGTCTTGGGACCAATGCAAAGGTTTATATTGAGGCAGGCGGAAACCTTTCCGACATTACCCCGTATGCAGATATTTCTGTTGCTGGAGCGGTAACCTTTTCAGCAACTGCTGGTTCAGCCACAATCACAGTTACAGACGCTACTGTTTCAGCCTCTGCCGGGAACTATGTGACTATTAGCGGAGCATTGGGTCTGGGTGGGAATATAACTGCCGCAGTCCTGAATCAGAATTACAAGATTGCTACAGTTGTTAGCGGCACTCAGTACACCATTGAAGCCAAAAGCCCAACAACAGGTCTCCCTGTTTTGGCAACCTCTGTAGACGCATCAACCAATGTCTTTACAGCAAATGTTTCAGACGTTATTACATTTACCACATACACACCGATCCTTAATGATGTTCTGTATGTAAGCACGACATCTGCCCTGCCAAATCCATTGGTCATTAACACAAAGTATTATGTGATAACTCCGGCTGGCTCAACCTGCGAACTCTCTTTAACTCTTGGTGGCGCAGCTATAAACATCACCACAACAGGCACAGGCATTCAGTCAGCTCAAGGAGCCGCTACCGTTGGAAGTTATGAGATAGATGTTGGCAACATTGGCGGGACATTTGGGTATGGGTGGGGGGTAGGGGGCTGGAGCCGTGGGGGGTGGGGGTCTGGAACAACGGTCCCAGTTGCTCTGCCACAAAGAGACTGGTGGTTTGATAACTTCAATAATGACCTAGTTATGAATATCCGCAACGGGGGTATTTATTACTGGGAAAGAGGGGTCGACCCAGATGCTGACTTGTCTTTAGCAGAGAGGGCAATATCTTTACAAGCGGTAGCAACAGCCAATGCGTTTGATCCAAGCCTAGTTCCTGTGGCTGCAATGCAGATTCTTATCTCGCAAAATGACAAGCATCTGATATCTTTTGGGTCGATTCCTTACGGCTCAACAAACCCAGATGATCTAGATCCATTGCTGATTAGATGGGCGAACCAAAATGAGCCATCTAACTGGCTTGTTAGTGCGTCAACATCAGCCGGATTCTTGCGTGTGTCTAGAGGATCTAGAATCATAAGAGCAATAGCAACAAGGCAGGAAATATTGGTCTACACAGATACTCATCTGTATACCCTTCAGTTCACAGGAACAACAGACGTATTCTCCTTGCAGGAATATGCAGACAATATATCAATACTTAGCGGCAGAGCCGTAACTACAGTTAACAACATTACCTACTGGATGGGTAGAGATAAGTTCTATTCTTACTCAGGTCGAGTAGATACATTGCCAACGACATTAAGAAACTATGTCTTTAATGACATGAACTTTGATCAAGCCGAGCAAATTATCTCAGGCACTAATGAAGGCTTTAATGAAGTCTGGTGGATGTATCCAAGTTTAAACAGCCAGACAAATGACAAGTACGTTATCTACAACCATCTTGAAAAGATCTGGTACTACGGAAACATAGAGAGGACTGCATGGCTGGACTCTCCTTTGAGAGATCATCCGCAAGCTGTGCATACAGACTTTGATACTCAGATTGGGACAATCCTTAATCATGAGGACGGCATAGACGATGATGGACTCCCTATGGAGTCCTATATCCAGTCAAATGACTTTGATATCAATGAAGGGGATAAATTCACCCTTATCAGACGGATAATTCCTGATGTATCATTTGACAGCTCAACTGCAGCAGCTCCTGAAGTAACCTTCACAATGAGGTCTAGAAACTTTCCGGGGTCATCTTTTGCCAGCAATGTTGATGACTCAGCTAGTGTCATTTCTGCATCAGTAGATACATTTACGGAACAGATCTTCATTAGGGCTAGAGCTAGACAGTTAGCTCTAAAGGTTGGCTCTGATGGGCTAGGAACGCAGTGGGCATTGGGTACACCAAGGCTTGATGGCAGGACAGACGGAGAACGCTAATGGCAATGGTGTCATTCAGAGCGTCTCCTCTACCTAACCCTAAGCCAGAATATGACAGGGAGTACATGCTTCAGCTCATTCGAGTGATTGAGCTGTACTTCAATAAGCTAGACTCCAATGCTCCTCTCTTTAATCAGTCTTACAGGGGTGACTTCTTCTATGGTGGGGAGTTCATAGGGGATCAGTTCACCGGCGGTGACTTTGACGGCACTACATTTACTGGGGACCACTTTGTAGGCGGAGACTTTACCGGCACGTTCTCAGGGTCTGGGCTAGGTATAACTCTGCCTTATGGATCGTTCTACGATACAACCAATCAAGCTGGTGGAAGCGTAACCACTGAGTACCCGATGCGTCTTGCAGCTACAGACATATCTAGCGGGGTATCGGTCGCCTCTAGATCTGCAGCCTTCACAGGCTCAATAGCCCTTACCGTTCTAACTGTAGCCTCTGGGTTAACAGGGCTTGTCTTTCCGGGCATGTTAATAGCAGGAACCACGGTTACCGCTAACACCTACGTTGTTGACCAGCTAACAGGCACAAGCGGTGGCGTAGGGACGTATACCGTCTCTGTATCGCAAACAGTGACCTCAAGAGCCTTAACCGGGGCTATGGCAACCAAGCTCACTGTGACCAATGCAGGGATATATAACTTACAGTTCAGCGCTCAGTTTATTAATACTGACACTGCGGCTCATGACATTGATATATGGTTTAGAAAGAATGCAGCCACCCCTACAGCGGCAGGCATAGCCAATAGCAATAGCGTCTTTACAATCCACAGCAGTCATGGCGGGATAGATGGACGACTCATTGCGGGACTAAACTACATGATCCAATTAGCTGCTGCTGATTTCTTGGAGATCATGTGGCATGGAGATGATTTAGGAATAAGTATTGCAACTATAGCCGCTGGGTCTACTCCCACCACTCCACAGTCTCCCGGAGTCATAGCTACGTTGCAGTTTGTATCAGCAATACCTTGACGTTTAAATGCAGGCGAGGATAATGTAACTATGCAGCTAATAGACCCCCAGACTATATCGAGCGAGATGGTAGAATTTACTTCTACCCTAAGCGCGATGAGCGGAGACATGATCGAAAAGCTGTTTGTCATTGAAGCCGCATTAAAGCAGATGCCACAAGTTGAAGTTCCGCTGCGCCATTGCTTCGGTAATAAAGTCTACGTCCGTGAAATGACAGCGCCAAAAGGCTCCATTCTTATTGGCAAGATGCACAAATACAAACAGGTTAATATTGTCATCAAGGGTGATATTTCAGTATTGACTGAGGACGGCTGGAAGCGTCTAAAAGCAGGCGATATGTTTGAGTCACCGGCTGGCATCAAACGTGCTGGGTTTACGCATGAAGATACTGTATGGACAACGATTTGCGGGACAGAAGAAACCGAAGTTGATAAAGCTGAGGATGAATTGACTATCGGCAGTTATCAAGAATTTTTGCAGTATAAAGGAAACCAATTATGTCTTTCCTAGCAGCAGCAGGATCAATAGCGGCAGCAGAAGCGCTGGCAGCAGCCGCAATGGCAGGAACAACAGCAGCACAAGTGGCAGCAGCCGCCGTGGCAGCACAAGCCGCTGCAGCAGCTACCGCCGCTGGAACCGCTGTGGCTGCTACCATTCCCACCGCCGCCGGAATTGGCGGGGCTATGCCTTCTACCGCATCTCTGTTGTCAGGAGCCGCTACTGGAGTTGCTCCGGGCGTTGTCCCCGTGGGTGGACTAGGGGCTTTAGTAGCCCCAGTTGCAACAACGGCTGCCCCGGTAGTTGCAGCGGAAGGTATCGCGCAGTTAGCACCAAAGGCAGGAAGCGTAGCCAAGCCTCCCGTAATCCCTGAGCCGCCTCTCGCACAGCCAAACCTTTTTTCTGTAGCAGAGCCAAAGCCAATACCTAGAAGCATTTCTCCTCAAGCCAGTCCAATGAACTATGGCAAATCCATCAGCCCTACTGATGTGGTCAAGGCTCCAACCAAGCCAATGAACACTTTTGATGCTGCTGTTAAGGCAGAGTCAAGTCCGCTCAACATGAGCGGGGATGTTGGAGGAATTAACGAAAGCATGAATGCAGCCGCTCAGAGACAAGCAAGCGCAGACGCTTTTGGAGGCGTAGGCACTGCATATGAGCCTGCCATTACAAAAACACCAGTTGAGAAGTCTTTTCTAGACAAGGCTGGTGATTTTGTAATGGATAACAAGCTCAATATTGCTATGGGCGGTCTAGGTCTGGCGCAGATGATGCCTCCAAGTAGCGGGGCAAACCCAATCTCAGACTCAATGATTCGTCCCTACATCTATTCTGAAGAAGATACCTCCGACCAAGAAGCAGATCCAAGAGGCAGAGAGAAGATTAGGTACTCAGGCAGCTATACCGCAGGCACTCCATACAAAGCAGCTCAAGGTGGCTTACTAAGCCTACATAGAGGCGGTAACTTTCTAAGCGGTCGTGGAGATGGGATGAGTGACGACATACCTGCTATGATAGGAACCAAGCAGCCAGCTAGATTGGCTGATGGAGAGTTTGTCATACCGGCAGACGTTGTCTCCCACATTGGGAACGGATCAAGCAAGGCAGGGGCAGAAAAGCTCTACGCAATGATGGACAAGATTAGACAAGAAAGAACTGGACGCAAGAGGCAGTCTCCTCAAATCAACGCAGCAAAGTACCTGCCTAGATGATGGACCTGTCATTAGTCCCACCGGGAATGGTTTGCTCCATCCTCCCGCAGATTCTACCGTATCTAAAGGTATCAGAAGAATGGTCGATGGGAAGAGCAACTGCTGACGATATACTGTCATTCATTCTCTCTCGTCAAATGCAACTGTGGGTAGTTTTGGATGACAATAATATATACGGTCATCTGATAACTGAGGTTAAGCAGTATCATCAATGTAAGATGTTTGCTATTCAGTACTGTGCGATGGAACCACATGTAATGGAGCAGGTATCTGACAGGATGCAGGAGTTAGCAGAAGGCTACGCAAAGGCTACAGGATGTGTGGGGATAGAATTCACTGGCAGACCGGGATGGTCCAGAGCAATAAAGAAGTATGGATACGAAGTACAAAGCATCTCGTTCCAACGATTCTTTAAATAGGTGACAGCATGATATATGATCATTTCTCAATGCTTCCAGAGGAAGCGTTTAAACCAAGATGCGGCAGAAGGGGTATGACCCTAGAGGGTGGCAAGCCCCCTCCAATGCCTACCCAGACATCTCAAGTCTCTATACCAGAATACGCCAAGCCATACATGGAAGCCCTGCTGGGGCAGGCAGGCGCTATAACTGGCGTTAATAAAGAAGGCGCTCCGGGGGCTGCGTATCAGGCTTATAAGGATGACCGTCTTGCTCTAGCCACCCCAGAGCAGGTAGCTGCTAGATCATCCGTAACAGGAATGGCTCCTTCTGCTAACTTTGGCACAGCAACAGATATGGCTACAGCAGGCGGGGTAGCGGGTCTAGGCGCTGGTAACTATGCCCCTTCAGGATTTGGAACTAACTACGCAACAAGGTCTTATTCGCCTACAGCGTTTAACGCAGCTACAGTCACCCCTGAGAGAGCAACATCCGCTACCTTTGGTGCGGATCAAGTGGCACAGTACACCTCTCCTTACATGCAGGCGGTTGTAGATCAGCAGAAAATTATGGCAATGCGGGATGCACAGATTGTGCAGAAGAATGCAAACCTAGCCGCTGCTGGTCAAGGTACATTCGGCGGAGCCAGACAGCTTATTGGTCAGACAGAAAGAGAAAGGGCGTTAGGGTCTCAGTTGGGCGGCATACAGGCTCAAGGTCTTCAGTCTGCATATGAGAACGCACAAGCTCAGTTTGAACGCGACCAAGGTCGTGCTATGACAGCACAAGGGCAGAACCTTCAGTATGGCACTCAGGCTCAACTAGCTAATCAAGCAGCAATGATGGATGCTCAGAAAGCCGCAGAAGCCTCTAGACAGTATGGCTCAACCTTTGGGGAGTCATCAGCAGCCAGAGAAGCTCAGTTGTCTATGGACGCTCAAAAGGCAGCAGAGCAGTCTAGGCAGTTTGGGACAACCGCTGGTCTGCAAGGATCTAACCAAGCCATCACCGCAGCTACAAGTCTTGGCAACTTAGGCGCTCAGACGCAGGCAGCAGGAATAGACCTAGCTAAAGCACAAGAAGCCTTTGGTGCTATGGACCAGCAGCAACAACAGCAAGCTCTTGAGATTGCTTATCAGAACTGGATAGATCAGAAAGCGTACCCGTATAAACAGCTTGGGTTCATGTCTGATCTGTTGCGTGGGAGTTCAAATCTTGCTGCTACAGGCGGAAAGACAGTATATGAAGCTCAACCAAGTCTAGCCCAGCAGATGAGCGGGGCTGGTCTATTAGCCGCTGGTCTTGCTAGAGAAGGAATGAAGTCATGAATCTCATAGAGCTTTCAAACAACCTAAAGGACGTTCCTGATCATTACCTGATGAATGAGGTACAGCAGCCTACAGGCGCTTACCCAGCATATCTGGTCATCTCAGAGTTAACTAGACGCAAAGGAATGCGAGACAGGGCGCTGAAGAATGATCCTAAGTCTACCGTTGTAGAAGATCTGACTCAGCCTAATAGGGAACAGATGATGTCTGCTGTTGCTCAAATGCAACAGCCAGCACCACAACAACAGCCTCTGCCTCCTCAGATGCCTATGCCTCCGCAGATGCCTCCGCAGATACCTCAGATGCCTGCTGCTGGTCTGATGGCTACCCCACAGGCTAGTTCATTAGCCGCTACAGATGCAATGGCTTCTCCCCGTAAGCGTATGGCTGGCGGTGGGTTAGTTGCATTCAATGAGGGTGGTGATGTTAAGAGGTTTGCTGGAGAGGATGGGAGTTATGTGCGCGGCGACCCTCGTTACAGCGACACATCCACCCCGTTTGGGTTTTTGTTTAACAGTCAGGATGAGGCTGTAGCCAACCTTGCAGCAGAAAATAAGAAAAGAAAAGCACGAGAAGCCGCTGCTCTTGCGCGGGGGGAGCTGCCAGTAGCAGAGACTGTCTCGACAAAAAGTGGACCAACAATACCAACATCTATTAAGACCCCTGTTGCTGACATCGTTGCGAAGCCAACGGCATCAGTCAAACCTGCCGCTCCAGCAGCAGCCTTAGCTGCTTCCGGCGCAGATCCATTTGCCGCTTATTATCCCAAGGCGCTTCCAACTGAAGAAGAGTTCACTGCTGCCCAACAGAGGCAGACCGAAAGATATAACAAAGATGTCCCAGACAGATTTGTTGGGACCGAAAAAGAACTAGGCACTCGCACTCAGAATCTTAAAGATCGCAGGAAGTCTGCGCTAAACGAAGCCCTCATGATGGCTGGCATTGGGGTTCTAAAATCCAAGTCTCCGGGTCGTTATTTTGGCGAGGGCGCAGAAGAGGGAATGTTAGCTTACCGTCAGAGCATGAAAGATGTCCGTGGCGGAGAAGACGCAATGACCCAAGCTAGACAAGACTTAGCCAAGTCACAGCTCCTGCAAGATCAAGCTAGATACAGCGCTGGACAAGCTGGTCGTCAAAACATGCTTGATCAGTACAAAGCCGCTCTAGAGGGTCAGCAAGTTGGTGGGGGTCTAGCTGCCAAGAGAATGGAGATTGAACAAAAGCAACAAGTCATCCCGTCTGAAATTGCACAAAATTATGGCTTGGCTAATCTTTATGGAGCTAGAGCCGGGGCGCAAGGCGAAGATTCTCCGACTGTGCTTGCAGCTCAAATTAGGGCTGCTCAATTAAGCGGAAAGACAGATCCCAAGTTGCTTGCCGCTGCCAGACAAAATTTAATTATGCGTAAGATTTTTCCTAACCCCGCTAATACAGAAGAATATGATCAGCATCTTGCCGCAGAGTATCAAAGATTAATGGGTCTCGCCGGAGCTTCTGCTCAACCGGCAGCACCAAAGGAAATTAGGGGCGTGGCTGAGGGCGCTCGACAATAATGGCATATGAAATAGATCTGCCAGACGGATCTCGTGGGCGAATCCATGATGATGTCCCTAGAGCCAAGGCTTTAGAGGTTGCAAAACGCGCCTATCCAGAAGCATTCCCACCTCCACCCACAGCTTTAGGTCAGGCTTTAAACGCTCCAAGGAATATTGCAAGGGGAGTCGGGTCTGGTCTGGTCCAAGCTGTAGGGGGGTTAAGCTCTCTCCCATACGCCGCTGCTCGTTATTTCAATCCAGAGATGACTCCGTTTGCAGAGACGGGCTTTGGCAAATCCGTCACAGAAACAGAGCAATCATTAGCCCCGACCGATGAAGGTCTTGGGTCTCAGTTTGCACATGGCTTGGGTACATTCGGATCAATGCTTGGTCCGCAAGCTGGTTTAAGAGGGCTTGGGACAGTAATAAAGGGAGTTGCTCCTCGCGCAGCAGCCCCTGTAGCGGTGGCTCAATCAGCCGGTCTAGGGGCAGAAGAAGCCCGTCAGCGGGTAGAGACCGCTCGTGCTGAAGGAAAGATAATCAGCCCCGGTCAAGAGTTCGGAGCATTGGCTACCGGCGCTCCTATCGGTCTAACAGAACTTCTCCCAATACAGAATCTATTCAGAGCCACCAAGGGTCTGTCTAAACCTTCTGACTTGACCGCGCTTGCTTATGGCAAGAGAGCGCTACAGCAAGGCGCTGTAGAAGGCGTACAGGAAGCAGGCTCTGGAGTCTTGCAAGACATAGCCGCTCAACAGATATACAACCCAGACCAAGAGATCGGTGGATCAGCCCTTAAAGAGGGGGCAATGGGTGCTGGGGTAGGAGCGGTAGCTCAAGTAGGTCTAGATCTAGTTCTCAGGAAGGACATCCGCAAAGCCTACCAAGCAAGCCTAGCCAAGAAGGATAAGGAAGAGATAGATATAGCTATGCAAGCGGCTAAGGATACCGCTGATGCAGACGCTGCTTCACGCCCTAAAGAGAAGATGGCGGCTGCACAAGACAAGCATCCTATCTACAATCCGTTAGGCAACTTCTCAGCCCAGAAGCAGACCGTTGCAGATGACGGGACTACAACTCAGTCAAGCGGTTTAAACGCAGATCATCTGGCATTCATTAACAAAACAAGGGCAGAAGCAGGCAAGCCTCTACTGAAGGCGTTCTCTGTAGAAGATCTGTCTGATGCCGGTATGCCTCAGCAAGAAATCAGCAAGCTAATTGCAGAGAAGACTGGGTTTGTCCCTAGCGATACAGATGTAGCTAACGCTCCTCAGCACATAGCAACTGTTTTAAACATCGCCGGACAGAAGAATGTAGATGCTAACTCGCAAGGGTTCAGAGATTTCCTTCGTAGATCTACAGGAACGGATGATTTAAACAGTATGAGTCCTCCTCAACTGTTCTCTGCTATCAAAGCTGTCAGTGCATTGCCTATCTCGAAGACTCCTTTGAATCTGGCAGGCACAAGCGCAACGCGCTTCTCGGAAGAGCAATACGATGTAGCGATAAGGAATTTAAATGCTGACCACACAGAAGACAACGCTCTCTCGTTAGCGGACACTATCGATAAGATCAAGGGCTACACTGGATTGAAGAATGATGTGGATGCAGAGTCATTACTGCATACCGCAGCCGGTCGGGGCGACCTGTACGCAAAGTCATACCCCAACCCAGACGGGACAACTAATATCAATGTGCATGTTCCAAACGCCAACAAGGTAGCTGGCGGTCCTGACGTTAGAGAGAACACATATGCATCTGATTCTGTGCCTGAGTCTTATGTAATTAAGACATCGCAGGGTGATCTAGAAGAACATGCAACCGAAGAAAAGGCTCAGTCAAGACTAGATACCCTTGCCACTGCGCGGCAGGGTCTTGCGGTCAGGAACGCCAGAGAGGCGGCTAAACTAGGGGACCAGATTACCCAGAGCCAGACCGAGCTAGACACAATGGCTGCTCAGGGACTGACCAATACCATTGAGTATCAGACCAAGGCTGCAGGCTTAGAAAGCAAGAACCAAGCAAAGCTCGCTAAGATAGAGAGTTTAAACGCAGCCGCTGAGAATTTGGCAGAGCCTCTGACGATTGAGCCTAGAGGCGAGAAGATCACCACCAAGTCTGACTACACTCTGTACGACAACAACGAGGCAGCCGGAACATTCGACAGTAGAGAAGAAGCGCAAGCACATGCTGTGTCTAAACTTCCTGACGATACCCTGCGTCAGATAATAGCCGCTGCGCCTAACCAGAAGGGCGACCTAGCCGCTGAGTTGAGCGTCATGGCTCAGGATGAGCTGAAGGCGAGATACGGCTCTGTAGAGGGTATACGCGAACCTCACATGGTCGGTAACAAAAAGGCAGAAGAAAGGTTGTTAAGTGCCGGTATGTTTACTGGACGCTTCAAAGAACAGGCAGCAGAGTTAGACAAAAAGCTTCGTCCGATGATGACTCGCCTTGGCTTGGGTGATCTGCATTTAAACATCGTTAACGCAATCAGAGCGAGCAACGAAGCTACAGCAGATGGTGAGTATTCCAAGAAGCTAATAAAGATTGCTATAGATGCCGAGAAACCAATGAGGGTTCTAAGGCATGAGGGTATTCATGCCCTTAAAGAGTTGGGTGCTTTCTCTAAAGACCAGTGGAGAGTTCTAGAGAACAAAGCCAAGTCTGAGTGGATCAGAAAATACAAGATCCTTGAGAGGTATCAAGGTTTAAACCTCAGCCCAGATGCATTGATTGAAGAAGCCATTGCTGACGCATTCTCTGACTTTGATCAGACCCAGCCTCCAGCGGGTCTTATCGGCGCTGTGTTTAACAAGATCAAGTCCTTCATGGAAGCGTTAGGCAACAGCCTTGACGGGATTGGGTTCCATACAGCCGATAGTATCTTTGGCAAGGTGGAGGCTGGTCGCTTACCCGCCACCAGAGAGCCAACCTCTATGGAGGTTAAGAACTCTGTTGCTGGTAAAGGTATAAAAGGGGAGACATACAATGAGCTTAATAAGACCCCAGAAGGAGCCAAGGTTGCCGATCTTTTCTTAAAGCATAGAGCGGCAGAAGAAAAGGCTAACAAAGACAGGTCGATGAGTCAGGGGCGCTCTGAGGGTGAGGCAGCAAGAGCGTTTAGACGCTTTAATAAAGCCCTTAAAGAATACACGGGCAATGACGAAGAACGTCAGATGAAAATTTCAGGAGGGCTGGGTACAGAGCAGACTCTCTATGACGAGACTAAAGATCAAGGCAAGTTCTCTCTGAGAGAAACTCCTGAGCCTAAAGCAAATAAAGAAGTTAAGAAGAGAACAATGGCTGATCTAGAGAAAGCGATCCCTCCAAAGGATCGCGTAGTATCTAAAGACCCCACCCGTCTTCTTAATGGAGAAAAATTCAGCGATGCTCGTTTAAATGAGGCTGGTGTCGGCTTCCTCCTTTCTTCTATTTATGGCGAGTCCAAAGCAAACGAAATAATACAAACCCTGTGGGGTGAGTCCATAAAAGAATCTGGCGGTGACTTTGTTCAGAACATTATCTCGCAGGTTAATGCCAAGCCGCCAACAGCAGCGTTTTTAAACGCCGCCATGAGCCTACCTAACTTCGCTCGTTATTGGTACGAAACATCTGGAGAGGCTGGAGCCGATCTGCCTTTGACTCCCGATCATATCGAGCTGTTATTTAATATACTCTCTGCAACAAGCCAGAACGCTAAACCTCTAACCAATGCAAAGAGAGCCATATCCGTTATGGCAGAGTATTTGCAAAATAGACCAATAGAAACAGATCTGATTTCAAAGAAGCCAGTACAAGACGCAATCAATAACCCGCATCTTGAAACGCTAAAGTTTGGTAACTTTGCTAACACGTTTAAATTTGTAACAGGGCTAACCAAGACCGCTCCAATATCAACTAACGACAGACAGGTTGCTGTGGTTTTTGGGATGGAACCTGAAGTGTTTGTAAAGAATCCAGTTCTGTATGAGGTGATTTCTCGCTTCTACAACAAGGTTAGAGATCAACAGAATGCATTGCTTGAAAAGGGTGAGCAGCCCTACGAAGCATGGCAGCTTCAAGCTCTGACTTGGGTTGAGCAGCGCGGAGACAATACAAGCTACGGCACAGAAACATCTGATGATTATGTCCAAGCTCTTCATGCAATAACAGAGATTCTGAAGAAAGAAGGTATCCCGCTAGCTCGTGGGAAGATAGGCGAGAAGACTCTGTTAGATCCGCGTGTGCCGAAGATATTGTCCGGCACTCTGGAGACGTTCCAGAATGCAATGAAGGCAACAGTAGAGTCCAATACTCTGCTCAATACATCTGGAGTTGCAGCTAACGCAGAGTACGATAAGATAGAAAATATCCAAGCTCCTTGGGCTAACAAGTTACGCAAAGAGTTTATTCAGATTCAGAGAAGAGTTCTTAGAAAACTCGCCTCACAGAAGATTGTTCAAGATGTAGTAGCGGCTGTAGTTGGTGGCAAAGTTTCCATGAGCAGAATGGATTCAACTGCACGAGGGACGTATGAAGATAAACTCAGCCCCAACATGCGAATCCCTATGTCTTATAGAGATTCTAAGAATGCCCATCACGATCTAACTGATGTTGAGTCAAGTGCAGTTCTATCCATCCTTGGGAATGGACTGGACCAAGCTGCTATGGCTGGGTCTGTGTTTAAACCTAGCAAGGGTGGTGAGACCTTCCGGGTGTTCTTTCCGGGTAAAATTGTATCTGATACCGAGGCATCCGCATTCTCTGCCGCTGTTGGATTCCCTCTGAATATTTACGAGGTTCCTAACGGTGGGGTTGTCGAGATTAATGTTGGGGGTAGAGATGACCGACCAACAAAAAAATCTATTATTGCGGCTAATGCAAATATTTTCCCAAATAATAAAGCAATCGTTACACAAACATCTATTAAAACTGTATATTTAGAGAAGGGGAAAAACACTTACGGTGTTCCTTATTACAATGAGGCGATAAATGACTACAGAATTCGTAAGTTCGGAAGAGGCGATCCGTCAGGGTTGGGGAGACGCTTCGATGCTAATATCTATGCGGTCACCAAGAAAATTCGACAGCTCGCAACAGAAAGAAACAAAGAGTTCAGAAATTTCACCAAAGACGCAAGAGAGCAGCAAGCAAAAGCCGCAGTCAGAGGGTTAGGCAAAAAGCCGCCACCAGCTACGCCGCCACCAGCTACACCGCCATCGGTTGGCAAGCTATCCCTTCGCCAAACAAAAACCCCAGAGTTTAAACAATGGTTCGGTGACTCCAAACAAGTACACCATGACGATTTCGTTGTCCCCGACTATCTGTATAAGGGGGTTAGCGATGATGAAATCATTGGGTCTCCGAAGTTCTGGTATCACGGCACAGCTCGTGACATAGGCACGTTTAAACCCAAGCAGGCTAATTCAATCTTTTTATCGCCTGACCCTGATTTTGCAGAAAGTTTTTCACAGACTAGTGAAGACTACATGGTGGAAGAGGAGTGGGACAAGCTCAATCCAGTGCTTCGGGGCGTTTTTATGAGAAGAGCCTTACTCAACTCTGTCTCAGACAATGAAATTTCTAGCGCACAGTTTAAATCCCTAAGCGACGACCTGAAAGAAGAGCGGAAGATGGGGAATGTAGCCCATATGTCTTTTCCAAAAGCAATGTCATTAATATCGGGTGCTGAAGACGCATTAAATTCCCTGCTTCTCGAAAGGTTGCCAACACGGGCTAACATCATGCCTTTGTATGTAAGGGCAGAGAAGACTTTCGACTATGAGAACCCTGATCATATTAAGATTATCAGACCAGTAATAGAAAAAAGACGAGTTTGGAAAGACAGCACTCGACTCGAAGAAACCCAGAATAAGAATGATATAGCCAATATTGAAAAAGGAAGATGGCAGAGCATAGAGTATGAAGACATACAGAAGGCTATCAAGGATGCTGGGTTTGATTCGTATTATGTTGAAGAATCTGGTCGCAAGAACCTCGCTGTATACAGCCCTAACCAAGTCAAGTCTGCTGTAGGCAATACCGGAGCATTCTCTCGCAGCAATGATGATGTCAGGTATTCCATTAGATCCAACTCTGCCCAAACAAAACCACAAGGCAAATGGGACGAGGAAAATTCCGACCTAAGCCCAGACATGACTGCGGCTATTAACCGCACCACTACCGCCAGAAAGAATGAAGGCTGGTCTGACAGGATAGCAGCGGCATTCTCTCCAAGATCCTTCACTGCGTTTAGACAGGCATTCATTCATGGCGCTGACTCCATTTCTAATCTCACCAGAGAGTCTGCTCTTCAGTTCGGAGAACAAGAATACCATGCTGATCGCTCTGCGATAGCAGCAGTTCTATTTGCTGACCGAGCCGCAGGCATAGCTGCCTCCTCCTTTGTTAACGGTCCACCTGTATATAAGAATGGGTTCGCTTCAGTTCCTGAGAACAGCACCGTCAGGGGCTTGATCCCAATTCTAGAGCCGCTAATGAAAGGTGGCGCACACATGCTCCAGCGTTTCCAGTTCTATGCTGGCACACGCCGAGGCAGCAGGCTCATATATGAAACAAGGGTAGGAAAGGATGGCAAGACCATCACCTCAACCCGCGAACAGAACTTCACCAAGGAAGACATAGAGCGCGGCAAGATTCTGGAGAAGATGCATCCAGAGTTTAAACAAGTCTTCGCTGAGTACCAGCAGTACAACAATGGTCTGGTCCAGTTCATGAAGGACACTGGAGTTATCTCCGCTAAAGAAGCAGAACTCTGGACGAAGAACTGGGACTACATTCCCTTCTATCGCCAGATGGATGGAGACCGTATAAACGCTCCAGCTATATTCAGCTCTATCTCAGGAGTTAAGAAACCTAAAGAGTTGAAGGGTGGGGAAGCTCCATTAGCCGATTTCATGGAAACAGTGATACGGAATTCTCGTGCAGCTATTGAGGCTGGCATGAAGAACGTAGCAGGACAACGTACCATCAGAGATCTGCTGCGTTTAAACCAAGCCTCTGAAGTCCCACCTGCAACCAAGGGATACGACATCGTATCTATTAAACAAGCAGGCGTTACCAAGTTCTACAAAGTGGACGACAGTCTGGTCTATGAAGCTCTCAAAGGTTTAGATGCTCCTCATCTGCCCTTTGTTGAGATATTAGCAAAGCCAGCCAACTTCCTGAGAGACATGGTGACCAAAGACCCCGGCTTCATGCTGGCTAACTTGGCTAGAGACTCGATGCAAGCTTGGGTAACGTCCGGGGTAAACATGACTCCGCTGTTTGATACATTTAAACAGGCAGGGAAAGCTATGCTTGGGTCTAACCCAGAAGCCGCAGCTTTGGCTAGGTCTGGGTACTTCACAGGATATGACTTTGCAGGGGACACCAAGTCTTCAGCCGCTGCTGTAGAGAAAGAGCTTCGTAAGCGTACAGGCACTCAGACGGGAGCAGAGAAGGCACTCATGCCACTCTCTAAGATAATGGATATTCTGGATAAGGGAGCGCACATCTCCGACCTAGCGACTCGTTCAGAGGTCTACAAGAGGGTTCTGGAGGAAACAGGAAATGAGGCAGAGGCAACCTATCAAGCGCTAGAGATCATGAACTTCAGCCGCAAGGGTAACTCAGCCCTGATCAGAATCGTAACGGCTCTTGTGCCATTCATGAACGCTCGTATAC